GAAGAACTTAAAGTTCAAGCAATGAAAGAATTTATTCAATATGTTAAAGAAAAATCTTCCGAGTTACAAAAGAAAGCTTATTTAAAGAATAAAGTATCTAATAAGTTTGTACCCCAGATAGGTTTTTCAGATGATGATTTAAAAAACCTAGAAAAAATGAAAAAACATTTTAAAAATGAACCAATGTTAAAAACATATTCAACACATGGAGGTATTAAAAAGAAATATTAACTGGTTTCTAGTAAAGAATAATTTTAAAAAAATCAAAGTAAAGAGATAATTATTAATCTCGATATATTTATAGAGAAATAAACAAACAAAAATAAAAATTTAAAATAATATTACAATGGCTGATTTACTAATGAAAATGCCGATTCCTTATGAACCCAAAAGACAGAACAGGTTCATTTTAAGATTTCCATCCACTTTAGGAATAAATGAATGGTTCGTAGAATCTGCTTCAAGACCACATATAACAATTAACTCAACTGAAATTCAATTCCTTAACACATCTACATATGTGGCAGGAAGATTCACTTGGGGAACTATAAACTGTAAATTTCGTGACCCTATCGGACCTTCAGCTTCTCAAGCATTGATGGAGTGGGTACGTTTATGTGCAGAATCAGTTACAGGTCGTATGGGTTACGCAGCAGGATACAAGAAAAACGTTGACTTAGAAATGTTAGACCCAACAGGAGTTGTAGTTGAGAAATGGATTTTAGAAGGTACTTGGTTACAAGACGTTAACTTTGATACTGTTGCTTATAATAGTGATGCTATTGCAAGTATTACTGCTGTTTTGCGTCCAGACCGTTGTATATTGGTTTATTGATTTTTTCAAATATTTTTCAAAAGTTCCATATACTATTTATGGAACTTTTTTTATTTTTAGTAATGTTAATACTTATATATAATGACTGCCGATGATAACAACATTAGTGGTTTTACTTGTTTTACATGTGGTAAAATTTTTCAAACAGAGGAAGAATTTAAAAACAGACACAAAAGAAAAGTAAAATCAGAACTAATCTTACCGAATGAAGAAATCTCAAAAGATTCATCTAAAAATACAAATAGTATTGATTTATCGTCATTATGAATTAAAATTTAAAATAAAAGAGTATTATGGATAAAAGTTTATTCGATGCCGGAACGGCTGATTTCAATTTACCACACGATGTGGTATCATTACCAACACAAGGGGTATTTTATAAATCAAAGAAAAAATCTGTTAAAGTAGGTTATCTTACTGCAAATGATGAAAATTTGTTAATTAGTGCGAGTAGAAATCCATCTAAAGATGGTATCGTGTTAAATTTATTAAGAAATAAAATATATGAACATGATTTACGACCTGACGAATTATTAGATGGTGACATTGAAGCTATCCTAATATTTTTAAGAAATACTTCTTTCGGTCCTGAATATAAATTTTCAATTACAGACCCTTCAACAGGTAAACCATTTGATAGTGAAATACTTTTGGATGAATTAAATATTAAACAAGGTACAGTTAAACCTGATGAAAATGGTTTATTTACGACAACATTACCTCGTTCAGGTGCTCAAGTTAAAATTAGACCACTTAGTTTTGGTGAAGTTATGGAAATCGGAAGACTTGAAGAACAATATCCTGTTGGTAGAACTGCACCGACAGTTACTTGGAGATTAAATAAACAAATACAAGAAGTGAATGGAGACTCTGATAGAGGTGTGATAAGTCAATTTATTGATTCGTTACCAATTATGGATTCAAAACATATCAGAAAGTTTTTAAAAGATAACGTTCCTTCTTTAGACTTAACAAGAAATATTATAGCCCCGTCTGGAGAAAAGGTAACGTTTGAGATTACCTTTGGGGTGGACTTTTTTCGGCCTTTCTTCTAAATATAACCAAGTTTTAATTGACGAATATCGTATTCTGTCAAAGTTTAATGGAGTTTCATATTCCGACTTCTTAATCCTGCCTGTTTATTGGAGAAAATATATGATTGATAAAATCATAGAGGAAAATACACCAAAAACATAAAATTGATATTTATTATAAAATAATATAAATATGGCAGATGATGCACTTGAAAATGCTGGTAAGGAAAGTGTTAAAAGTTGGAAATCAATTGGAGATTTAATAAAAACTGAAATAACATCAAGTACAAAAGGGTTACTTGATGTTGTTTTAGAAGTAGATAACGCTGCAAGAGACCTTTCTAAAAAGTTCGGTCTTGGTGATGAATTAATCCAATCAATGAAAGTTGGATTAACTGATGCAACACAACAAGTTGCTAGACTTGGTGGTAGCTTTAGTGATATTTCTAAAATGCAGACTGAAGTTGCTGGTGTTTTAGGTAGAAATGTTATCCTTAGTTCTGATTTATACTCAAAATTATATGCGGCATCAGAAGTTACAGGTAAGAGCGGTAAAGAAATTGTAGAGGCGTTTAGAAACGTTGGAACATCATCATTCCAAGCGGTTGAAGGTATGAAAGAAGTTGTTAATGTTGCGAGAAGTCAAGGTGTTAATGCTCAAGCTGTTAGTGGGGAGGTTTTAAAAAACATGGACCAAATGAACAAATTCACATTCCAAGGGGGTGTTGAAGGTTTGGCAAAAATGGCATCACAAGCTGTTGGATTAAGAGTTAATATGGAAAGTACATTGAAAGTTGCTGAAGATTTATTACAACCAGAAAAAGCAATTGAAATGGCGGCGTCTTTACAAAGATTGGGTGTTGCACAAACAGATTTATTAGACCCTTTACGATTAATGGATTTGGCACAGAATGACCCCGCAGAACTACAAAATCAAATTGTTAAAATGACACAACAATTCGTACAACTTAACGAAAAAGGTCAATTTGAAATCATGCCGCAAGCTAAAAGACAATTAATGGAAATTAGTAAAGAGATGGGTATTAGTTACAATGAATTAACTAAAATGGCTATAGGTAGTTCTGACTTAGATAAAAAAATGAGAGAGATTGATTTTAGTGGTTTAAAAATAACAGAAGACCAACAAAAAATGATTGCTAATATGGCCGAAATGGGTGAACGTGGGGTATATGAAGTACAAGTATTTGATAAAGATAAAGGAGAAATGGTGAAGAAGGCGGTAAGTGAATTACGTGATGAAGATGTTGAATACTTAAAGAAAGCTGGCGAACCAAAAACATTAGAAGATTTAACGTTACAACAGTTAAATGTATCTGAAAGTATACTTGCCGCGATAAAAGATGTTTTTGCACCGCTTAAATATGGGTTAGCAACCTCAAAACCTGCAGGAACTTTAGTTGAGGCCGGTAAAGGACTTGTTAGAACTGGTTCGGATATATTAACACCTGAATCTGTCACACCAAAATCTGTTAGAGAAATAACTGATAAATCACTTAGTGAAATAACTAAGTCATTAACTGAATTAATGTCAGGTAAAGGTAGTTTAGAATCATTTATCGATGCGATTGGAAAAGTAGAAAAAGGACTAGTAAATTTTGGTGATAATGCCGGTATAGAAATATTCAAATCAATAGATAAAAATATTGCGGAAGCCGCAAAATCTAGTGATATGTTTGGAATTTTAATTAATTACTTTAAACAAACACTAAATAATGAATTTAAGGGTTCTCAAACAACAGGACCTATGATGGAAAAAAATGTAAAAGACGCTATTATTATTAATACATTACCTGAAGATACAGTAAGAGAAGTTAATGGATTAGCGATTGGTACTAATTTAGGTGGTGGATTACCGACAGAACAAAAAATAATGGGTAGTGTTGATGTTAATTTAAATATTAGTTTAAATTCAAATAACTCAAATGTGTCATCTAATGATATTATAGAAGCTATGAGAAATGGTGGAGTGCAACAACAAATTATAACTTCAATTACTGATGCTATTAATAATGGAATGAAAGGTAATGTTAATCCACAATTAAATCCTTATTCGGCAAATCCATTATTAAGTGTTTAAAAAAATCCAATAACGACCTATTTATTGTAAAAAGAGTAAATGCCAGATAGTGTTTTATCATTTGCGAATAGTGCTACTTTTAGGGATACTTTATTAGCTAGAAATTTACCTCCGTATACTGTTACGGGGGTTTACAGTTCACCACCTAATTCAGTAAATTATGAAACTAATTTAACAGTATCTAATGTTATAAATTCACCCGATGAATTTATTTCACAAGACCCGTTTGCTCAACAATTATATCCATTAAATCAATATGGTCCTGATGGAGGTTATAATATACAAATTACATATAATAACCCCCCATTACCTGTATCATCTAATAGTGGTGAATATGACCCAAATGACACTAAGTTAGATTTAGTTAATGAATTTTTCATTGATGCTGCGTATATAGAAAACGTTTATGGTCCTAATGGTGGATTCCAAAATATGGTTACTATAACAAGTATCCAAAATAATAATAGGATTTATGCTCCTTATTGGGACCCACCAACGTTTATACCATCTTCATACAGTCCTTATACTATTTTGTTGTCGAATGACCCAACAGGTTCTGACGGATTATTATCTCAAGATTCATATTTGGCTAAAATTTCGGCACAAAATTTAAAAGATTTATTTAAAGCTAGAGTAGATGCTGAGATATATCAAAATACGGTAGGATTAGTTAATTTAGAAAGTCTTTCAGACCCATTTGAAGCGTCATTAATTGCAACGGGAAGAGAACCTTTAATATACAGAGATTATAGGATTACAGTTCCTGAATTTCCATTATTAAATGCTTTTGATTTCGCGACAAGATTGGCTAGTGCTTATTGGCCTGTTTCTTTTATACCTGGTGATTATTTCAATGAAAATGTACCAAACGCTCAGTCACAACAAGTGTCAAACGCATTAAATGTTGTTAATCAATTAACAGGTGGATTTTTAGGTCCTATATTGAATTTTACGAGAAATCCATCGGAAATATTTTTAGCAAATACAGGTAATGCTCAAAGGTCATTCTTATTTAAAAATATTGATTATAACAGATATCAACCATCATATAATAAAAATTTTGGTGGATTATTAGGTGTTGCCCAAGGTTTAGTTAACTTAGCTGTTAGTTTAATAAACCCACAAAACGGTACTTTAATTGGTGGATATTATGTGGGAAGTAGAAATGCTGAACCTTCAACGATAACATCACCACCAAATCAAATTCCTGTTGACCCATTTGGTAGACAAAATCCTTCACCTGTTTATGGACCATCTGAACTTGGTCAACTTTACGAAGGAAATATTGGTCAATTAAATTTTGGTTTAGCGGGAAAATCTACAACAGATGGCGGTTCTTTAGATGGCGGTTTTGTATGGGTATCACCTAAATATAAATCTAATGCTGGTTTTAAAGCAACACCAGGAGGTGGAACGGGAAGTAAAGATGATGAATTTAATCAAATAAGTTCAAATTATGAAAGAGATGAGTCGACAAATTTAACATTTAAACAAACTTCAATATTAGACCAAACGCAAAGATTGGTTGACTCTGCCGATAATGTACAAGGTATTAGTAGATTAAAACATGTCGGTAATGCTATTAATCAGGTGAGTAAAGTCTTTAATGACGGATACAAAGAACTTACAAAAGGTTCACAGGTTGTATCATATATTGATAATACAACTGGTGGTGAAAAAGGTATTGAATATTGTCGTTTATTTGCTAAAGATACTCCTTATTATACCTATGCGGACTTACAAAAAAGAGATGGTATAACAACATCAGGAAGAAGATTTACTAATTCTGTGTTGGATAATACATACAATCTCAATATAGCGCCATTAAGAAATCCTGGTTCAACAAACATTGTTGCTGGTGACCCAATGGGTAAAGGAGGATATGCCAAAAAATACATGTTCTCAATTGAAAATTTGGCTTGGAGAACGTCAAGTAGACCGGGTTATACATACGATGAATTACCTATTTGTGAGAAAGGTCCTAATGGTGGTAGAGTTATGTGGTTTCCACCTTATGATTTAAAATTTACAGATACAAGTAGTGCGAACTGGAATGCACAATCATTTTTAGGAAGACCTGAACCGATTTATACGTATAAAGATACGTCAAGAAGTGGAACTTTATCTTGGAAAATAATTGTTGACCACCCGTCTGTTATGAATGTTATTGTTGAACAACAATTAAAAGGTAAAAACAAAGAAAGATTAAATTCAATAATTGACTCTTTCTTTGCTGGATGTGTTAAGTTTGATATCTATGAATTAGCTAAGAAATTTAATACTATACCTGTAAAAGATTTATATACTTATCAGGAAATATTAAATGACCCAAGATTAACACCTGAACAATTAAGAGGTGTACAAAAGGAAATACCTGCAGAAAATACTGCGAATAATAATGGACAGGGGGTGAACACTAATGAAAACAATAGTGGTACAGTAACGGTTGACCCTTCTGTAAAAGATTTTGAATCAAAATATACAGAATTAGCATTTTATTTTGAAAATGATATACCAAAAACAGGTGACGTGTCTTATTTAGAGACATATAACACATATACTACCTCAACAAATATTAGTAAATACCAATCAAATGCTGATTCTGAATTTAATCAGGGGAATACTAATAGAAATACCACTGATTTTTTTAATAACGTTGTTATTTCTAACTTTAAACAAATTGCTTTAAACGATAAAAATTTTATAACTGATTTATATAATATTTTAGATAAAAAATTAGCGAATGTTACATTAATATTAGAAGGTTCAGCATCTGCACCTGCTAAAGTAAATTATAATAAAAGTTTATCTGACAGAAGAATTAGTTCAGTTACAAAATTTTTAAAAGAATA